AATGGGAAGTGGTCGAATTTCCGGCAATCATGGACCACGGACCAGTTTGGCCTGAATACTGGGGTCAGGAAGAATTGGAAAAGGTAAAAGCCACACTTCCAGTTGCAAAATGGAACGCGCAGTGGATGCAGGCTCCGACTTCAGAGGAAGGGGCTATCATCAAGCGTGAGTGGTGGAGAAAATGGACCTCTGACAGGATTCCACCTTTACAGCATGTTATTCAATCCTACGATACAGCATTTATGAAAAAGGAAACAGCCGACTATAGTGCCATCACAACCTGGGGAGTTTTCTTCCCGGACGAAGACACAGGAGCCAACCTGATCCTTCTCGATGCCACTAAAGGGCGGTACGAATTTCCAGAATTAAGACGAAGAGCCCTGGCGCAGTATAAATACTGGATGCCGGAATCCGTGATCATTGAAGCCAAGGCTTCAGGACTTCCTTTAACCTATGAACTGAGAAAAATGGATATCCCGGTTATGAACTTTACTCCAAGCAAAGGAAATGATAAGCATGTAAGAGTTAATACCTGCGCGCCCCTTTTTGAATCTGGGATGATTTGGGCTCCAGACCAGAAATTCGCGGAAGAGGTGATCGAAGAGTGCGCAGCCTTTCCTTTCGGGGACCATGATGACTTAGTTGATAGTATGACTCAAGCCGTGATGCGATTCAGACAAGGTGGCCTGGTCAGGCATCCTGAAGACTACGTTGATAAAAAACAAGAGTTCAGAAAACGGATTTACTACTAATGGCAGGCATAGAAGACATATTAAGAAAAATTTTAAAACCGAAAAAACCTAAAGGCGTTGTAACTTTAATGCCGAGGAAGGTTGCAGCCCAGCACGTTGCCCTGAATACGATGATTAAAAATCCTAATTCCAAATCGTACGACAGTGCATTTGGGGCTTCGGTCATTGGTCTTGACGGCCGGTACTATGTTATAAAAACATTCAGGGACGATCTGGATAATTCTATCCAGAAGGCGGCGAACGACATTATTGATAACAATTATGATCTTGCGCCTAAACAGAAAAAAATTCTTCAGTATAATCTGAGCATTCGAAACCAACTGGATAAAGAATTAAAAAGATTAGAAGGCGTTCTTGCCAAGGACAAAATTAAGCCGGACGAGGCCCTGAAGACAGGAAAGAAACGTTGGGAAACGGGAGAGACAGTTGTTCCTGGTGCAGATGTTCATGGCATTGGAACCTTAACGGGAGATGCTGCAAGGCTGCACGAAAATGCAAAGGAAATGCTGAAGATGATAAAAGAACTTGAGAAAGAAGCTAAGGAATTAGGAGGAACAAAGGTGGATTTTAATAAAATATTGGATGATCATATGAGAACCCAGAAAGTTCATGCTGAAATGATGCAGGAAGGGTATCACCGTGCCATGGTCCGACCGTTCCTGCTCGATCAGCACAGCAAGGGACTCATCAATCTTGACCCAGAAATAGTTAAGTCTTTGCGAGAAGGTTTGGACGTAAGTTCAGGAGGATTCATGGATCTGGACTATCCTGATGCTATAGACGTTTACAAACACCATTTTGGCAATACTTTTGATCAGATACCTGCAGGCAATATGGATCAGTCGGCTAAAGGAATTGTAAAATTCATTGAAGAGAGTGGTAATCCTAAAGTTGTCAATAAGGGAGGATTTGACGAAGCAGGAAAATATCTGTCCAGGGAAACACTGGAAAAAAGAATGAAGGACGCTAAGGATAGATTTGAATGGGCTAAGAATAAAAAGGAAGGAACGATATATGAAAATATAACGGATGCCGACGCTCAAGCTTATATGAAGGAGTCAGATGCAGAATTTGGCAAATATGAGAGATTCCATGATCAGCTGAAAATTCCGGAAAGGTCTGGTGAGACGGTGATGGAAGGAATGGGAACTCCTAATAGTGTCGCTAAAACTTATGATGATGACGGAGTGATCTTTAGTCTTACCAAAAGGACTACGGATGCAGATGGCAACATGAGGATAATTGAGTATAATCCTAAGACAGGACAGGCTACGAGAGAGCATATGTCGTATGCTACTATAAAAGATTTAACCAAGGATCCTAAGAAGTATGAGCTAGACGAAATTCAAAAGATGAAGGATGAGTTGCTGCAAAAAGAGAGCATTCAGCCTCCATTTGGAAAAGAGTATGAAAAAGAATTATTGGATACGCTGGAAGGAGATCAGTTAAAACAGATTATTAAACGGGAAAAAGTACTTAAAGAGCAGTGGACTAAAGCGGACCAAGCGAACCTTGTAAAGCGTAAAAAGAGTTCGATAGAGCAACAAGAGCTACGGGGCGTTGAAGAACTTCTTGCAAAAGATATTGGTATTTATGACCTGAGTGGGAGACTGACGAAGCAGGGACAGGATATGATCAATAATCAGATTTTAGAGATTGATGATGTATTAAACTCCATGGATACGCAGTTTGCGTTTGTAAAAGGGGAAACAAGAGAAAGTTTAATTGCACGGCTACAGGATAAAAGTGCCAGTCTGCAGAATACTTTAACGAAATCGGGAGTTGAACTGCCTGCGGACGTTCCTACAGTAGGTGGAAAAACGCTCGAGGATACTTTAAAAGGAGTTTTTGAAGACATAACGCCTAAGAGAACAACCGACATTATTGAAGGTGAAGTTAAGGAACTGGTTAACATAGATGAATATATAGATTCTATCAAATCACTGGACCCTATGGATGCAATGAAGGAAGCAAACAAGGTTGCTGGCAAACAGGGTAAATATGCAAGTTTAACAGATGATGAAGTTAGTAAGATTTTAGCAGATACGGAAGATCATATCTTCCAAAGAACTCCACATGATGAGTTTGCCCAAGGCGGCAGGGTTGGATTTGCTGAAGGAAATGGCGCAATTGGAAGTGCAGGAGATTATGCTTTATTTCAAAAAGCTATAAAGGATGGTGCAATTTCTCCAGGCACAAGTTTTTGGTATTTTTTAGAATTAAAAGATGCTGGAAGATTACCAAAGATCTATAAGGCTCAAGGCGGCAGGGTTGGATTTAAAACAGGAGGCATTGCGAACCAAAATATGATAGCAACGTTATTTAATAAATCATGAAATATTGGAACATAGCAACAGGGGAATTAGTCGATCCGGATACACCGACGTTGGGTGAAAAGTTTTCTATTGCCGGAATGGACAGGGATTTGAATATTCAGGTTGCTGGTCTTGAAGAAGGTGGGTTGATTAGGCAGGGTTATAAAGAGAAAGGTGTTGTTAAACCTTCTGACAAAAGAGTTGAAGCAGGAGTTTTTGCTTTACCGGCATTGGGTGAAGCTATCTGGGGATTATCAGCAGCTGCTATTGGAGCTATTGCCAGTCAATTTGATATTGAACCCACTAAAGAAGCAATAACAGGATGGGCTAAAAGTAATCCTGACAAAATGAGAGGAGTGCTTCTTTCGCTTGGCATATATACTTCTGATGAACCAACCGAGGGACCTGAAGTTGAAGAAGACGTAGTAGACTGGACACCTAGTTTTAAAGATGAAAAACCCCCTAAAAAACCTAAAGAACCTAAGCCACCTGATATTGTTAAAGCCGCTGCAGAGGTAGTTATAATGGAAAATTTAGAAAAATTTATTAAGAATCGAAGTAAGAAAGCTTCCAAAGTAAAAATTCATGAGAAAGCGAAATATTTAGATGATGATTGGATGAATGCGATTAATGAAATCACACTCACAAAGTATGGAGGAAATTTTGAAAAATCTGCTGATGCGTTAAATTTAAATAGAGAACAAGTGAAAGGGATTTTTCATAGACGTGGAAAAAAATTAGTTGCAACGGGACATAGGCTTGAAAGTGATTTACCATCAGGTACACGTACCTTTAAAGAAGTAACTACCGAAATGAAATATGAGCCTGAGATTTTAAGGAATCGATATAATAAATTGATCGAAGAAGGTAAAATTGATCCTAAAAAATATTATAATTCTAAAGAGATAGCTAATTTATTTGATATTAATCCTTCACGATATCATATGAAAGAATTTGTTCAACGTCTAAAAGATGAAGGAGTTAATTTTAGAGAGTTAACTACGGGCCCTACTGCTATAAAAGAATATCAGGCTGAGGACGCTGTTAATAAAATGTTGGCTAGAATGAAGATTAAAAAAATTGCAGGTGATCCAAAATCAACGAGTGTTAGATCAAAGCTTGAAATGGAGTTTGATCCAGATCTTACAAAGGTTTTAAATAATATAAGAGCACGGACAGCAGAATTGGCAGAAGAAACTGGCGTGTATATTAAAGGAAAAGATATAGGTTATTCTGGAGTAGGTGAGGATGTAGGCCATGCTCTCTCATTAGAAGTGATGGCTAGATATCCTGAATTGTTTAAAAATTCTAATGTGAGATCATTTCAAACTATGGTGTATCAAGATCCTGTTATTAATAAAAGTATTCTTGTTGGAGAAAAATTTCAAGGTAGACAGGAAAAGATTTTTAAAGAACTTGATCAATATGTTAATAAAAAAATCTCAAAGGATAATATTAAACAAATAAATAATTTAGGAACAGAATTAAAAAACATTCATAAAGAGATTATTGAAAGTATTAATCGTAAAGCTAAAGATAATCCTTACTTCATTGGACAATCAAAAAGAGTTCCTGAAATTAAACTTAAAAAATTTGAAGTGGGAGATGTCTTTAAATCGAAAGATATTTTTGCCGATATGTCAACTGTAGATAAGCGCTTTCAAGTGGGAGAAATTTCCAAAATTAATTCTAAAGCTAAAAATTTTAAAGATTTAAGTAAGAAGGAACAAAAACTTTATAGAACCAATGTTATCAATCAGCATATAGAGAATTTAGAGAAATTTTATAGAAAAATGGACTTTAGCCCTGAGGAGATAAGAGAATTGAAAGAAGCCTTTGAATATGGAACTTTTACAAAAGAGCCTGTTTATAAAGCTGAAGGCGGTCGTGTCGGTTACCAGGTCGGTGGTCGCGTGGACCTTCAAGCAGGGACCATGGACTATCCATTGACAAACGCATTCACTGAACAAAAAGCAGATGAAATATCTGCTGCTGAATTACTAGCTGATGCAAAGTACATGAAGAGGGATTCTTTCGATTTCCAGGACGTAGGCGTTGATCTTCCTGAAAATATTGGTTTGCCGTTTGGTATAAGACCTTTTGAAGACGTTCTTCGTAACGAGTTAAGGGCAAAGACGGAAGAAGAACACATGGGAGATGTAGAAAAAGCAAGAGCAGCGGAAATAGAGAAGGAAGATTATCTTAAAGAAGGTTTCAAGGAAAAAGGAACATTGCAAACTTATGCTGATGTTTTAAATCCTAAAAATATTCCTTATTACGTGGCAGCATTTCAGGAAGGTATATCTGAAGGAACAGAGTGGGGTTATGGTCAGGCTGTGAAGATGGCAGAACCCGGCTATTTTAAAAAAGGTAAAGAATTAAAAGATTACTTTTATGAAACTAAAATGGATAAAATGAAAATACCTGGGCTGGGTCAAAGCCTTGAAGAGATTACAGCAGACTATAGAGCAAAGGCGGCTGCAGAAGGAATGTCCCCTGAAGTGGCTAAAGCTGCGGGCTGGGTTAAGCTCGGCGGAGATCTGGTCATGCCATTATTTGCAGGTATGTATGGAGCTTCGGTAGCAGGTACACGATTTTTGCAGAAGGTTCCAAAATTTTTAGGAAATACTAAAATAGCCAAGGATATTGAAAAGATGGCCTCTGATCGTATGTCAGCCTTCAATAAAGGAAATAAAAGTCTTACATCTTTTGGAGAAGGAAGAAGGGACTTTAACAGACTCTTGGCAGGATCTAGCTTCATTGGCATGTTTAAAATTTTAGGGCTGGATAAATTATTTAAATTTACTCCGGCTGTTGATAAAACCGGAACAATGATTAAAGTTTTAAAAGATACGACATCAGAAATGCCGGATTGGTTTCCAGCGTTCGTTGCTAAATTGAATAGTGAAGGTAAATTGAAATATGAAGGCGATGGCATGTGGTCCATGGTCGATGATGCAGAGCTCCCTGGCATTACGGTCTATAAGGAAGGTGAAAATTACACGGTTATCGGCAAAAACGAATATGAGCAGGAATGGATTGCCCATTATGAAGCACCACACTGGTTAGAGCCTAAAGATGGAAAAGATGCGGTAAAATTTAAAGGAGATTTTGAAGTGAAGGATAATACTCCTTACACGTCTGGTCCTGAGGGAGATTTTGATGTTGAATTGGAAACGCTTCGTGGCATAGATCATATTTTAGGCGGCAATGCTAAAACTCTTGAAGAATGGACTACAAGTATTCAAAAAAAAGAAATGACTATAGGAGAAGCTAAAGTTTCAGATGCGGAGTTGCGGTTTCAACAACAGGCAGATATGCTTAAAGAAGAAGGATCTTTTGCAGAAGGCGGCTTGGCTTCCTTAGTTAAATATGGTAACAATCGCTAGGAGTATAAATGGCAGATATCGATAAATCGCTCCCTAATGTAAGAACAAATGTTGAAATCCCTGGACCGGATCAGGACATCATTGTTCAACAGCAGGAGAAACTAACAGAACCACCTATTGAAGTTACGCCCATGGAAGATGGAGGCGTTCAACTTAATTTTGAGCCTGGAAGGCTTAATATTCCTGGAACAGAAAAACATTTTGATAATCTGGCGGAATTATTGCCCGATGATATTTTGGACCCTATGGGTAACGAGATGCAGGGAAATTATACGGATTATAAAATGTCCAGAAAAGACTGGGAAGAAAGTTATGTCAAAGGGCTGGATCTTTTAGGATTTAAATACGAAAATAGAAGTGAACCTTTTCAAGGTGCATCAGGTGCAACGCATCCTGTATTAGCAGAAGCTGTTACACAGTTTCAAGCTGGAGCCTATAAAGAATTATTACCTGCCGAAGGGCCCGTACGAACACAGATTTTAGGAGTTTCTAATCAAGCCAGAGAACAACAGGCGCAAAGAGTAAAAGATTTCATGAATTACTACATCATGGATCAAATGGAAGAATATGAATTCGAATTTGACCAAATGTTATTCCATTTGCCCCTTAGTGGTTCTACATTTAAAAAAGTTTATTATGACGCTTTATTGGGACGAGCAGTATCAAAGTTTGTTCCAGCAGATGACTTAGTGGTTCCGTATTCGGCCACCTCATTGGAAGATGCGGAATCCATTTGTCATGTTATTAAAGTTTCAGAAAACGATTTAAGAAAAAAACAGGTTTCAGGTTTTTATAAGGATATTGAACTGAATCAACCACCTATTGTAGCTGATAAAGTTACAGAAAAGGAAAGAGAACTAGAAGGAACTAGAAAAAGTAAACAGGACGATGTCTATACCTTATTAGAATGTCATACCGATTTAGATATAGAAGGTTTCGAAGATGTAGGCGCTGATGGAAGTCCTACTGGAGTAAAATTACCTTACGTCATAACAATTGAAGAAGGTAGTCGAAAGGTTCTTTCAATTAGAAGGAACTTTGAGCCCAATGATCCAAAAAGGAAAAAAATCCAATATTTTGTCCACTTCAAATTTCTGCCAGGACTAGGATTTTATGGTTTT